ACCATAATAGGTTTGCCACCCAGCAAGGTCTTAACCTCTTCAAGCAATTCAGCCAAACGCTTTAAGTTGTTTATTTCAGAACTGTTTGGAGTATTGTCAAACTCTCTGTGGTCAGTTACCGTAAGTTCTTCAAGGGAAAAGTGTGGAGTTAATAACATATTATTTAGGTGTAGATTGGTGTAAAAGTTCATCCTTCTTTTGGCTACCAGCAGAAGAACCAAAGTAAAAAGCAATAATGCCAGTCCAAGCAGTACCGAGACTACCCAACATCAACATCAAAGCTTCGGAAGTCTTTAAGGTTTCCATCATTAGGCCAATCAAAATGCCAAAGAATCCAACGGTAACTATGATTGCCATAGCGCCTGGTATCCAGCTTTGAGTCTTTTCCTGCATGTCTCTAGCAGACTTTCTATCGTCCACAGCAAGTTTCTCAAAGTCAAGCCCTAACTCTTGTGCCCTAGCAGCCATTCCTATTTCAGCTTGTTTAATCAGCGCTATCTGTTCAGCAGATAACTTTCCATCAGAAATAGTTTTTTGCACATCTTTTGGATCAATCCCAATTGCTTTTGACACTGCATCAACAGCCAACCCCGCCAAGGGTCCACCCAAAACTGTAGCTATGGTCGGTGCAATTTGTTTTAACCAGTCATTCATTTATCTCTCCAACATATTTCTGCTTGCTTTTTATAGTAGTTAGCCCGCTTGTCATGCTCACGCACAAACCAAGACGCACCAAGTACCACCACAACGAGGAATATGGTGACAACAACCATAACAGCGATTTCCCATATTAATATCCCCATCTCCATTCCCTGTCATACTCAACTAACAAAGTTAAAGACCAAACAGAAATGTACACATAAACTATTGCAATCACACTTGCTATGTATATATGTACTTTCTCTTTAATCCTTTTAAATTTTTCTTCTCTTTTTAACTGCTCTTGTCTCTCTGCTTCTTTTTGTAATTTTTCAAGCGTTTTAGACTCTGCAATTAACCTATCTCTCTCTTCCTTAATCTCTACCCACAAATCAGGCATACCCAACTCGTATCTAATCATGTGCTCTAAGTCTTTGTAATACTGCCTGATCTGACGAACGTGCATTACGTTGTCAATAGCCTGCATAGTTACATTCTTGACCTTACCCTGTTTAGCAAGTTCCTTAGTCTCTTCTTGTTTTTTCTTATAGTCTTCTTCTAACTGGTCTTGACCGTGAAAGAATTTCGAGAGTAACCCACCAACCTCACCAGCGATACCTGCAACCTCACCCCCAGTCTTCTTGATGTCTTGATACGCTTCAACTGCCGTCTTGATTCCTTCATAGGCAAGTTTGCATCCAGCGAAGATGAGAGTTGGTTCAATGGCTTACTTCTTTACTTCTTTGTATATCTGATACAGCTTTAAACCGATCATCAACAAGGTGTATATCAAGGTAGCCCAAATGACTAGATCACTGACCTGATAGCCATACACTGTTGCCAGTGATACGGTTATTGGTGGCGTTACTTTGGCTGCAATAGCCCCTACGGTTTCGTCATTGTCTAGCATGGTTACCTCGGTGGTGGAACTGAACGATATGGGCTGTTACTAGAAGATGAAATTTTGTCTAACTCTTCTTGCAGAACTTTCTTATATTGCGGGTCATTAGTAGATTGTAATTTTTGTTCTAACTCTCTACGGTATACGGGGTTACCAGCAGTTACATATCCTGTGCCAAGACGACCCATTTCTTCTGCTTTGTTGGTAAGTATGTCAGGAGAAAATCCAATATCCTTAATTGCTTTGGCTGCTTTAGCCATTGCCTCTCGACCTTTTTCTGAGCCGCCTAGTCCTAGTGCTGCCGCCATTACAGCAAGAGAACCCATGCCACCTAAAGAAGCATTACCTTTTATGTTTTCTGGTATTCGTGCGGGCGTTCTATATGTTCCTCTTTTAGCAATAGATGCAAATGGGTCTGGTTCCCCATAGCTACCTAAATAAGCTTCATAAAGTGGTAAAACATTTTTTTGTAATTCATCATAAGAAATATTTTTATTACCAACAAGGTTCTTCCAAACTTCGGGAGCTTTAGGACCTTCTTGACCAGCAATCCAGTTGTAAGCTTTAGGTCCAAGAGGATTGGGGCCATTAGGATTGGCCTTTGTATTTTTGTTATATGTATTTCTCATGCCATCAGAAATACTGCCAAACTCTTGTTTTCTGCCTTCAGCAACAGCGTTTTTTTCTGGATTACCAGCCGCTTGCTCAACAATTGGCATTTCTTTAGGCGCTTTACCTACTTCTGTATTTAAAGGAACAGATGGATTAGTTGGAGCTGGACTAGTTGGCGGTGCAACACCAGCAGGTGAAGTAACAGCGCCTGTAGTAGGTTGTTTATTTGCTCTTGCTTTTGCTTGTTCTTCTCTTAATGTTGCTGCGCGTTCTGCTATAGCAATTTTTGATTGAATGTGTTCTGCTTTAGCGCGTTCAGTTGCAATTCTTGCTTCTTCTAATGGACTTAATTTGTCACCTTGAGGTTGACCAGCAACAGTAGAAACTGGTTCTGGTGTTGCACCTTGTTTAGTTACTTGTTGTTCATAAGCATTTAAACGTCTTTGTTCTATAGATAACTTTTCTTTTTCTATCTTTCTATCTTGATATGCGTTATATAAACTTGGCGCTTTAACAACTGCAAGTGTTGCCGCTCCAACTCCAGCAAGTTCTGCTGGTGTTAAATTTTTAGCAACGTCCAACAAAGGTGTTCTACTGCTAGATGTTTCTGCTTTAACAATAGGTGTTACTTCAGATTCTTTAGCGCGGTCTGCCATGTTTGCAGAATAGTTGCTGTACCACTCTTGATGCGATGGATCTTCAGAATTCTTTATGTGATCCATTATTTCCTGAGGATGATAGCCAGCCTCAAGAGCAGTAAGAATACTTGTATTTACATCAGCCATTATCTAGGTCCTCCAAAAATACTACCTAATGATGGACGTGCTGTTGGTTGTGTTGCAGGTTGCGTAGCAGGCGCTCTGCCACCAGCAGGTGTGCGATTAGGCATTGTTTCGGCTGGAGGTTGTACTGGAGTACGTTTAGTCTCGTTAGTCAAACCTTGCTGCGGTGTCCGCGCATTAATTTCTTTAGCAATTACTGCATTTTCTTTATCAACAGCATGACTTCTTTCAGCGGCATATCTACGCAACTTTATCATTTCAGGAGAACTGGCAAACTCTGCCTGTAAAGCACCAATGTCGGGACTTTGACCAGGTCGAAGGTTTGCGGTGCGGTCTCTAACAAATTCATAAAACAATTGTGAAGATGCGCCATAAAACTCATCGCTGATAGCCTTTTGTCTAGCAGACATAAAACTATTGCCAAGTTCATGTGGAAGATTAGGTTTGGCTACACCAATACCACCATGTTGCTCAATAGCGTTTTGAGAAGTAGCAATCTTTGCGTTGTTATTAATTAACGCAGTAATGTCGTCAAGAAGCTCAACTTTGCCAGCAGCCAATGTTTGAGCACGAGCCAACATGTCTTGTTGACGAGTTTGTATAGCTTTATCAGAAGATTGGCTTTCTTCAAAAGATCGGTTTAGCTTATCTATATCATTTGAATTTACTTTGTTTCCATTTGATTCAAGATGATTTTTGCTTTCGTTGTAATAAATTCCGTAATTTATGCCCAACGCTTTTTTATCTGCATCTGACAATTCATCCCATTTTGATTTTCCATTTGCAATTTCTTTTGCTTTGTCAGTTAAAGCCCTGCTTGCTTGTGTATCACCTGTACGTATATTAGATATGCCGCGAATAAATCCAAGTGTTTTTGCATCTAAAGATGCTGGAGATAAACGTTTTGCTATCTGATCATTTTGAGCGCCAAGGTCTTGAATCAATGCGCCATTTGCACCTGCTGCTGCTGCTGCATTTTTTGTATTAATATAGTTAGCAGTACGTGCAGTTGCATACTCTGATAAACCAATACCAGCAGCTTGAAATGCTTTTTGTCTTTCAGCAGTTACATCACGTTTAGATGTAATAGGACCAATCTGGCTTAATTGTTGTTCAGATAATGGCTTACCTGTAATTGGGTCTTCATATCCACGAAGTTCACCACGTTGGTTATAAACAACACCATATGCATTTCCAGCGCCATCATATCCGCGCTCTTTAACATTAGCACCACCTGTTAAAGCTATATATAAATCACGTGGATTTAAACTGATGGCGGCTTGTAATACATCACCCATACGCGCTTCATTTGCGCTTTTAAATACATCTGCTGCTTGGGTACGTTCTTCTGGACTAGATTGAGGAGAGACCGCTTTCATAACGGTTTGAACCATAGGAGCATTAGCCCTCATGTGCAAGTCTTCAGCTTCACGATTGGCTTGTTCAGTTAATGGGCTTGGCTCCCATCCCAAACTAATTGGCGTATTTTTTAGTGTTAATTGGTCTGCCATTATTAAACTCCGTAATGCGAATTAATAGCGTCTGTGCTTGGTTGCATTGTTCCAAGTTGACCAGATGGTTTTAATCCAAGAGAATTTTGTGGATTTGCTCCAAGAATTCCCGTTGAGGGCTTAGGCGGCACAACAGAATAATCTGGAGTTGGGAAAGTAGTGTCTATCGGAGGAGGAGCAGAAGACATTGGCGTTGGAAGATTTTTATCTGGCTCAACACCTATTCCACCTGCGCCACCAAATGGATTTTTTGTTGCGTCAAAACCAGCGTATTGTTGCCAATTACCATACCCTTGCCCATAACTCATTGGGGCTGGTACGCCAGGAATTGTTGAAACATAAGCCATATTTATCCTTTAACCATACATGCTAGATGTAGGCGCTTTAAAACCAAAGCCCTTGCTGCTACCTGTAGAACCTTGAGTTCCTTGAAAGTTAGGTGTAGTAGAGGCTTGAGGCGTTCCATAAATAACAGAAGCGTACTTAGCCAATATATCTTGTGGAGTGCCTGCATAACCAATTTGAGCGGCTGCCGCTTGATTAGCGCCTTGTAGATTTGATTGACCAAGAGTAGCAAGTTGATTGGCTGCGGCTGCTCTGTTTGCTTCTACGCCTGCGGATGCGTTGGCGGCTGCGGTAGCTTGTCGTTGTGCATTAAGACTTGAAAGATTGGTGTCAGCAAGTGCTTGACGAGCAGAACCTAAACCACCCGCGCCACCGTACATAGCGTTTTGTGATCCAAGGGCTTCACGTGAGGTTTCACGACCTGCCTGAAGTGCCGCTTGGACTTGTTGTTCTTTGTATTGTGGGCCAAACAAAGAAGCTAAACCTGCCATACCGCCTAGTAAACCAGCACTACCTGTGGCTTGCTGTAATCCACCAGTTTGTTGAGCAACGTTTGTAGCGTTTTGAGCAGCCGCATTAGCCGCTGGCGCTACTTGACCGTAAACATCTTTGGCTTGACCAATAGTGTTTTGGTAAGTAGGAAATGCCGTCCCAGTCAAAAAGTCTGTCTGAGCGCCTAAAAGTCGTTGTTGTTCAGGGGTTATTACTGCCTGTTGACTACCAGATGATTTTCCACCGCCCATGATTAAACTCCTTTACCTTTGGCTTGCGCCTTATTAGGTTGTTGTTGCATATTATCGCCCATACCTATGGTATTTGGGTATTGATTAGGCGCACCCATTTGTGGTTGCCCTGATGTCGCAGACATAGAGTAGTTACCACCCTTGCCCGTTGATTGATGTGGCGCACCACTGTTAATACCCATATCCGCTTGGGATATACCAACTTGTTGAGGTGGTGGCATATATGCAGGCGCTGGTTGACCAACAGAACCACCCTTGCCTTGGGGCTGTACAGCGTCTGTAACATTGCCTACAGCCTGTTTAGTAGCATCAGTCATTTGCTGTTGTGTTCCAACCTTGCCACCAGACTGGTTGGGGCTTTGTTGTACTTGTGCTGAATAACCCATGATTTACCTTCTTAATCCAAGAACTTGTATATATGCTGCTGGCAAAGTCCCTGGTACAGGCGTACCAGATTGACTATAACTTACGTTAAATGTATATGTTCCAGTTGTTGGAACCGTAAAATTTGTAGCCAAACTGCATGGAAGTGGAGTTTGATATGGAGGATTGACAATCCCTGGTTGTGAAACAGATGTAATTACAGTTGTTCCATTTTTAATATAAAACGTTGTTGGAGTATAAATATCGTTGTACGCATAACTTTGTCCACTTACACTTGCAGTAATAAATAAATTGTCGCCAGCGCTAAAAGAAGCTGTAACTCCAAAATTTGTATTGTTTGCCAATGCGCCTGTAGAATTTCCATAAGAATTACTAATTGCATTTGCAACAATGTTGTTAGTTCCAATTAAAGGACCATTGATAGCAAGAGTAGAACCATCAAACGCCATGTTTGCGGATGTATTTCCTAAAGCAAATTTTCCATTGGATTCAAAAGTTGCTCCAGAACCAGAACCAATTGTTGTCCCGCTTCGTACTGCATTACCAACTTGCAATAACGCTCCAACTATAGAACCAGCAGTAATTGATCCCATGTTTGCACTTATTGCAGACAATTGAGAAACATTTAAATTGGCAGCCACAATAGAAGCAGCCACAATAATGTCGCCAGTAATGTAACTTTGGAAAAAAGCCCATCCCGTGGTGTACTTATAGACAATAGATGACACTCCACTGTTGTAATTAACAGTACACATGTCGTTAGCAATAGGCGTTCTACCCACGGCAGCAATACATTCAGCATTTGTAGGGGCAGAAGAATCATTGGTTATACGTCTAACAACAAAGTTAGCAGGGCCATTAGCACCACTGATTACATCTAAATCGATAGCAGTAGCAGGATCAATTACCCAACCAGTATTAGGTGGAGATGTAGCCACAGCAAATTGAATCTGTCTGCCACCAGTAGTTATGTAATAGAGATACTTGGTTGTAAGAAATCCACCACCCGATACAAGCGACCAAAGGTAATCAGAAGGATTAGTAGACTCTGTGCTGGAATCAGAATTCCTAATTCCATAATACAGTCTATTAGTCGGTGAGTTGCTAAAGTTAACAGTGCCATCAAAGCTGTCAGCGTATTTGACGGATATGTACTTGTATAGATATCCAGTAACAGCACCTGTAGGACCGCTTACTTGTCCTGTGCCAGGGTCTGCATTTACATTTTGTGTGAAGTTACTCAAAAGGTAATTAACCGCCTCCGAAACCTCAGATTGTGTTGGATTTCCATCAAGAAAAAATGGCATTAGTACGCATCCTCAGTGATAGTGGCTTGCCAGTTCAAGGCAGGCACATTCCATGTATCGGTCGAATCGTTCGATTCCATCTTGATAGCTACAGTTCTGACCGTGTTTTGTTGAGTTGTTACCCAAGGGTTATCTGTAACTATGTCTGTTTGGACAGACGTTCCGTATGTGGGTGTCTGCGCTGCGGAATTAGCACCACCAACAGAAATGGTCAGTTTGCCAGTGCCTACAGACTCAGGAAGAATACGATGGATATATACCTTAGACGAGTAAGGAACAGGTCCTTCAGCGGTCTGTAATGAAGCATTAGTACGTTCAAACAAAGCAGGTATAGCAGAGCCAGCAAAACCGTTGGTAATGTTGGTCTGTCTAATCTTTGAACCACTTACGCTACCACGAGCATAGGCAACAGTTCTAGATGCATAGTTAAATGCTGAACCGCTATACACGGGAGCCTCTGCACCCATACAAGCATTAGCTACATCTCTAGGAGCATTCCACAATTTGAGGTCATATCTCCAAGATAACATCTTATTACACCAACCTGTAGAATTTAGGTCAGGGTAATAAATCTCTACTTGGTTCTTTTGGGTGTTGTTGACCACAAATATACGGTCAGCATAGGTCTGATTTAAGTTGGAAAAAAAGTAATTCTTTACTTTTTGATTTCCAAGCGGTCTAAATTCAGAACCGTCAAACACCCAAATATCTCTACTATCAATGCCGTAAACCTCGGAGTCAGTATTACACCAGCAGTTGTTATGGATTAATCCACGACCTTGGTTAAACAAACGAATACCAAAGACTGGGGCTGTAGAGTTTTGGTAGGCAATAGGAGACATAACCACCGTATCCCAGTAACTACAGAGATAGAAATTAGCACCCAAAAAGAAACCATCAATCAAAGGACCACGAACAGGAACTTCTTGCTCGTTGGCTACGTTATTCAAAGTAGGTGTCCAAGTAGCAGGAACCCCAGTGTTAGCAAATGCCTGCGACCAACGGATAGTCGTTGGATAGTTGGTGGTTGTTGAACTAGTCGTTTTAGTCAGGTTACCAGCCACCAAGATATTACCGACATTAGGGGAAGAATAGTTCCGCACAAAAGCCGCTGTAACAGAAGTAACCCCTAGACTAGCCTCATAGTTCCATACATAGTTATCAGGAGCTTGGTCGTAAATGTATATCTCAGTGGCAGTCTGCAAAAAGTACATTGGAGGGCGCAGGCTGTCGTTAATAAAGAAAACACTACCAACCCATGAGGTGGTGATATTTACATCATCTGTATAACCAGAAAGGGCAACACTGGGATTAGCCCCAACGCCAGGCGTTATGTTGGACACTCCCGCAGAAGTTATCTTGTACCACTTACCTTCGCGTGTAGCTGCTATGTATGTCCATGTTGTCCCACGGAACCCGCCATCAAAAAAAACAATATTTCCTGTTATTGCACCAAGGATTTCTTGTTCACCAGCAACCTTACGAATACCCCTAACATCACACTCTACGTTTAGTCCTGAGTTGTACTCATTAGCAGACAAAGCATTGCTTGGCACATCTGGCGTGAAGCTCATCTGTGTGAAAGGAGTGCGTAGCGGGGTGTAGGAATCGCTCATGCTAGTTGTTCCTCAGTTGGTCTAGCAAGGGTTGGGTGTTCCCACTTGGCTATGTAATCTCCAACTCCATTGCTATCGTTTTGTAGTGTTATTACAGTCATAAAGTCATAATCTGTAAGTTCTGGGTAGATTGCTTTGATTTTTTCGTACAAGGTCATCATGCTGCCCTTGCTAAAAAGCCATTGAAATAACTATATTGATTATTGTTTGCACTATATGTAGACACAGTTCCACCTGACGTTTGGTAAAAATAAATCTCTAAATAGTCAGTTGTGCCATTCATGTAGATTAAAGAAGAAACTAAAACTTGTACGCCTACTGAATTATTAGGTATTTGTCCACCAGTATTATATAAAGAACCATTTTTATATAAAGAAACAGACGAATAACCTAAAGCCGTAACAATAGCAACGGCAGCATTTATTTGATAATAACCAGCTACAGTAGGTGTAAAACGATAATTTGTAGCATTATCGTAATTAGAGTTTGTATCAAAGTTTTCTACTTGAAATGCTATTTTTGTATAAGTAGTATTTGCACAAGAAGTTCCACTTGAAGCATAAGCACTAAACGCTGGCATATTACCGCTAACCATCACAGTACCAGTAGCGGCTGGCAAGGTAGCAGTATTACTTCCAGCCACGGCACTTGGAATAATAGTTGTCGTTCCACTTGTAGAACCAGACATGACAATAGAACCCGTCATTTGGGTTATGCCACTTGTACCATCTAGCGTC